ATGGGCAAACCCAAGACAAAAAGCCGGAAATTCGTAGGCGTCTACTGGCGGGAATCCGATGAGGTGCGCCACCAGGGACGGCCCGATAAAATCTTCTGGATCAGCTACCGGGATGCTCGCGGGAAGTTCAAGTGGGAACGGATTGGCCCGGCCTCCCAGGGAATCACCGAAGCCTTCGCCCACCAGAAGCGTGTGGAGCGTCTCAATCTCATCAACCTGGGCGAGAATCCCGCCATCAAGAAAAAATCCAAACAGGCCGTGCTCGACGAGGTCTTCGAGAAGTACGCAGAAATTGGTGAGCTTGAAGGCAAGCACATTGCCGTGGAGCGGAGCCGGTACGGAAAACACCTCAAGCCGCAGTTCGGGACCGCTACCCTCCCCGACATCACCGAAGAGGCCCTGACGCGCCACAAGGCCGCCTGCATGAAGGCCATGGCCCCGGCTTCGGTCAAGGCGGTCTTCGCCCTCATGCGCCGGGTCATCAATTTTGGTATCCGCAAAAAAATGTGGTCCGGGTCCAATCCCATCGGCCCAACCTCCGACTTCAAAATGCCGTCCGTCCAGAACTCGGGCGAGCGATTCCTGACCGACGAGGAAGAAACCGCACTCCTTGACGAACTGGAAAAGCGGTCGCCCATGGTGCGGGATATGTTCCTCCTGGCCCTGAGAACCGGCCTCCGGGCCACTGAGATTTTCGGAATCCGTGGCCGCGACGTGGATGCCGCCACGAACACGCTTTTCCTCAACGCCAAAGGCGGCGCTCGGCAGTCGGTCTTTATTGACGATGAAGTTCTGGCCATTCTCGCCGGCTACCGTCGCCGGCCTGACGAACTGATCTTCCGCCAGGAGGACGGGCAGCGACTCAAGGGCATCTACGACGTTTTCACGCGGGCCTGTAACGCCGTTGGCCTGAATGAAGGGATCACCGACAAGCGACAACGGGTCTGGTTCCACACGGCACGGCACACGGCCATATCCCGCTGGGCACAATCGGGCGACTTTTCCTTGCTGGAACTCAAGGAAGCCGCCCGACACAACCGCATAGAAACCACTATGAGGTATGCCCACCTCATCCCCGGATCGGTCAGAAGCAAGATTGAGGCTTTCGCCAAGGCCAAACAACCGACGCCTAGCCAGCCGTTGCGACTCGTCGCTCGGAAAGCCACGACTCAAGATCGCTGACGCCATAAAGGACGTATTTGCCCGCTTTCGTGTAGCGGGGGCCACGGGCTTCCTGACGCCACAGTTCCAGTGTGCGGACGGGCAGGGCGTAGATTGCGGCGACTTCTTGGGGGCGAAGAAACTTCCGGTGCTCAAGGTTGACGACATCATGTGACATGTGGGTTCCTCCCGTTTCATTTCGAGCGGGAATGTAGCACATGCGGCCCACTGAACCGGGGGTCTTAAAAAATGGCCAAGACGTAACGAAAACCAGGGTGTTTTCTGTATCATTTTATGTTGTAATGCGAAAATAAAAATTTTCGCCCTATACTACTTATTCATCAAAAGGGACAACCGTTCGTGGCGGCCCAACGTGATCCTTTACTGAGAGTGCATCGAAACAGTAATCCCAGGAACGGCTAAAGGGAAACCGATCTGCTTTTCCCCGGACTCTATCCATATCGACTACAGGGGCGTGGCGTCGGCAAATTCCAATGATGTCATTTCCATATATCGGGTCCCAAGCGGCGCAATCGCGGCAAGCTGTAATCATATTGTTACCCCTTCTTCTAAGACTACCAGTTCGGTTGAGACCTATTATTACGCAATACCGCATGAGAACAAAAGTCTTCTTGATGCGTCAGCAAATGGACTCTATAAGGCGCGTCTGGTATAATCACGCTAGGCGGGTTCAAGTGGCACTCCCCCCATTCTTCACCATTCATCCAATCTTCTTTTTCTCGCTCAATCCAATACGTGCAATCACTGCAAAATTCCCAAGGTGCCTTAGCGGAGGACGATTGATACATAGCTGATCTCCTACGTTTGGCCTTGGCATCCCGCCTGTCGCGTCCTCCTAACGACAAGCGGGATACCGTGCCGAAGTGCCTACTTTCGTTCTGTCTCACACATGGAGTCGTTCAAAATCTTCATAATGCGTGCCAAGCCCCACCATGACGGGGCGGTCAACTTAATTGAATGACCCCGGAAATCTTCTTCAGCAAAGAAGTTAAACGTCTGTTCGAGAAACGAAGCGATAGGTTCATTGTCGAAAAGGGCCTGTTCAAGTTCTGTCTTGCCGCTGGTCGCCACTTCGCGTAAAATTTCCTGAGCCATGATGTCCTCCATGCTAGGATGTTGTGGTTAGGCCGGGGGGCGTGTTCGAGCACGTTCCACGGCTGTTTTATTTTCCTGATCGGATACGGACTTCCCGCACCGACTCTAAGGACTCTTTAAGGTGAATTGCAAAATCAAGGTAATCAATCACCTGAAAGTAATCGCTTGGGTAGCTTGAAAGCTCTTTCTTCTTGATGATCTTATGGTTCAATTTGTTGGTGCTGCTGTATGTCCAAACAAGGACCGGCCATTCATCAAGGTCTATTTCGCCATAATCCAGGACGCCACCTTCCGAAACAAATTCCTCCACTGCATCGGCTGCTACCTTACCAACTGCGACAGCTTGAGCGGAACTAATTTCTTGCAGAGTAAGGAAAGCCATGGCGTCGATTACTAGTGCCTCTTTGAATGTGAAGAAACGCTTTGAACCTCTTCCAGGTGCTTTATCATCGACTTCAAGAACACCCCTTGCTATCCATACGCGAAGGAAACCGGGGCGCAAGTTCGTTATTGCATTCTCCATGTCGGAGAGGGCATACCGCTTTTCATTGAATTTCACTTTAGAACCTCCTGGAGTAACGGGGTAGCCCACCCCGGGCCAGAAAAAAGCCCGACCTCGCCGGGCGTGATTTGATGAGTAACACAGTAGCCCATATCCCGTCAAGGGCTTCGGCCCGGCCCGCGAAAATAATTTTTAGGCCAGCCCCGGGACCACATAGGCGTCGAGGAGCCTATCCACGTGATCCAGCCGAAAAACCTTGGCATCGGCGTAGGCTTCCCGGTTCTCGTACATGGTGGAAACCTGGATAAGCTGCCATATCCGGGCCTGCTCAGGGTAGCCATCCGGCCAATCTTCGACCGTCATGCCTCGCCGGCATCGGGCTTCGGCCGCCTGCCGGGCCGCGACGATAAGCGCCTGGATAAGGTCGTCTTCGATGGTGTTGTCGATCCGGCAATATAATTTCGCTTCCTCAAGCGTAATCGGTTCCATATCTAACCCTCTGATTTTGTTCCTGGCATAGGAATTAGTTAGGTCAGCTTTTCAAACCCGTACCGCATACGGGTATGAAAAAGTCCCCCCGGCCTTGGTCAGCCATCCCGCCGCCGGGGGACTCCATGCACGCGCCTCCCAAGTGGCGCTTTCAGGACCACCCTGAAATTTTAAGTCGCGGCATAAGGTGGCCCGATTCATCCCCGCCAAAACGGCGGTTTTGAACAATTTCAATATGTTGGGAGCGAGCCATCACTGGTAATGGCTCGCTCAGGGGTGTCGTTTTGTGACACAACCTTTGGCATGGCCGGCAGGTTCTCCCACTGGCGAACTTCATCCACAGATAAAAATCCGGCTTCCAAGCCGACCTTGTAGGACTCGTACCGTTCCTTTATGCCACCCTTGAGCAATCCCGAAGCATCATGCTCGAAATAAAAGCCGGCTCCTCTTTCGCCTTCGGTGAGCAACTGCAAATTCATGCGCTCTTCAATGCGCTTGAGCCACGGTGATAAGGTTAGGTTCAGAAACTCTGAACCTAACTCCTGGATGTTGTTGTATGTCATTCGGTCAAGATGCCCGGCAATGTGAGGTGGAATCCTGTACGCTCTTAAAATATCCTCAAGGTTGAACTTGCGCGACTCTAACATTTGCGCGTCTTCATTGGTCAAGCCAATGGCTTGCCACGTCATTCCTTCCTCAAGGACAATAGTTTTTCCCCTGTTCTCGGACCCGCTATAAAGCTGGTCCCATTGACCGCGAAGGCGTGTGCCTGCATCGGGGGTCAACTGGCCCGGATGAGTAAGGACACCAGAAGGCCGGGCAGCATTGGCAAAAAACTTGTTTTGATACTGTTCAAGCGCCTGGGATGCGCCAATGGTTTCTCGAAGCGTAGAAATTGGAGACAGGCCCATGATGCCATCGGTGGACAAGCCTTTGAGGTGCAAGACTTCCTCTTGCGAGTACATGAACGTGCGGCCTTTTTCGTCGGAGTACCTGTAAGTGATCGTCGTGCCGTCAACGATGACTTGCACTCGGGCAGGATGGAGCGGCCAGACGCCGGTCACAACACCGTCCTGGCGGGCAACATAAGCGTATGCGTTGCCCCTCATGGCGACACATGCCGTCAAGAATTCCCTGGCCTCAAGACTGGTCTGGTAGGAATTTGGCGAGAACTTGAAGAGGCGATAGAGAGGATGGTCCGTGGCCTGCTCCCGGTCGCCGTTGCTGGCCCGGCGGTAAAGGAACAACGGCATGGACCCGATGGATTCGGCCAAGACCTTGACGCAAACAAAAATCGCTGGCAGGGCCAGCGAGCCGTCTACCGTCACGACTTGGCCCGTGGCCGTGGGCAGACCCAGGCCAAATTCCGAAAGCGTGTCGAAGCTGCGCTGCTGTTTTCGGCGGAAAATATCGAAGAATCCCATGATTATCTCCTGTTGGGAGCGGACGCGCCCCGGGGTGCGCCCGCTCACCTGTTTGGACTTAGGCCGGGATCACGCCGACGATCTTCACAAAGTGATCGGGCCGGGCCACCTGGACATCGGCCCGCAAGTAGGCGCGGATCATCACCTGCATTTTCGAGAAGGCGTCAGCACCAGCCACCCGCGAGGCTTCCAAGGTCAAGGAAGTCCTCATGCCGACCATGAGATTCGACCACGCCCCGGTGAAGATGCTGGACGCATTGCTGGCGGTCCCCTGGGTCAACGTGTTGGGAATCTGGTTCGACACCAGCTTGGACGCGCCAGCGAAGGAAGCAGGCGCGGCAAGGGGCTGGCCGGTCGTGTCCACCAGACCTTCCAGGGCGGCCCAGGTGCGGGGGCTGAAAACGAAACTGCCCGGCGTAGCGTTCTTTTCGTAAAGCCGCTGCATGGCCAGCGTGAACGGGCTGTACCCGGTCAGGGCGGCACCGTTGTCGCCCATGCTGATCGACTGGACCCCCGTGACGCCGTTCAAGCCCAGGGGCTCAGGAGCGACACCGGAGCCGAACAGGGCGGCACGATCCAGTTCGAGGGCGAGGGCCTGGGCAATGCTGTTCTCGATCAAGCCATTGACGTTCCCGGCATCTTCCAAAAGCTCGATGCTGATAGTGCAGAGGGCGGCCAGGGCCTTAGCCGTGAAGCTCAGGCTGTCGAAGCTCATTTCCGAAGCCGTGATCGCGGCGTTTTCCTCCCGCCAAGAGGCGGACATGTCGCCCGTGACCTTGCACATCTTCAAGGTGTTGGCGGTCATCGACACGGTGCTGGCACCGGCGCGGAAGACGATAGCCTGATTCCTGGCGAGGTCGATCACCTGGGCGGCCATGGGGGCAGGGATGAGCACGCCACCCAGCGAGGAAGTACCTTCGGCCATGACGGCGCGCTTCTCGGCCTCGGCGCCCGACCACTCGCCGGTCACAAGGCCGCGCAGGACGCGCCCGAGGGACAGGTCTTCCGGCTTGATGCCGTCCACAAGGTCGCGGCGGCAGACGTCGGCCAGCTTGTCACCAGGAGCGAGGACGCGCACTTCCCCTTCACGGATCGCAGGCGCGGCGGCAGGGGCACCGATACCGGGCACCTTGTCGGCGGGGGCGCGGCGCTTCTCCAGGTCGTCGAGGACGGCCAGCCGGGCGTCCAGGTCGGACAGTTCCCGCTTTTTGGCGTCCAGGGCTTCGGCATCGGAGCCGTTGGTGGCCAGAGTCTCAAGCTCTTCCATGGCCCGCTTCTGGGCCTGCATGATGTCGTTTTTATCCATAGTCTTCTCCATCTGTTGAATGTTAAAGGAACGTCCCACACCCACACTCGGGTCCGCTGGGACAGATACAAGACTGGCTTCATACGGTTGCCAGCGTGTCACTTTGTACGAATCTCCACCGCGTTCGGTCTTTTGCACCAAGTAGCCGATGCTGATTGACCGTAAGATTCCAGACTTAACGTCGGCCAATGCTTCCTTTGCCTTTTGCGATTCACCGAAGCGAAGACTTCCGCGCAGTTTGCCGCCTTCAATCTTGATGTTTTCCACAATACCCACGGGCAAATCCCTGGTGTCGTGGCTTGCCAGAAGTGGCAAGGGAGCCCGAGAAAGATCGACGGCGCTTTCGTTGTGAAGCAAGATTTCCTTTCCACGAACCCGTTCAACGGGAAATTCACTGGAAAGGCTGGCTTCCACAATGTTGTCGCCGGCTTCTCGGACTTCACCGATTCCAAAGTTTCGTTGCATCTTTTCCATTTCAACTCCTAAAGTGTGAAAAATCCGCCAGTAGTATATTTTGACGGCCCTTGTACGGGCTGTCTTGCGGCCAAACCGATGGCCATTGCCAATGCAACGGCGGGGTCAATGCGCTGCGATGCTTTGGCTTTGTCGAATTTACGGTTTCCGGCTGGGTCAACTGAAAGTTTTACGTTGCCAACGGCCCACGTAAGAACAGGGCTTCCGCCATGGCGAAGACGGTGTTCAATGACTTCCGTTTCAAAAGCATCCACGGCGGGGGAGAAGTCTTTATAACCTTGGCCATGGGGAACCAGCGGCGCTTTGATACCGTTGTCCTGCATGAGCTTTTCCAGTACAGATATGCCCCATCTATCGTATGCAACACCCTGCACGTCGTAGCGGTTGCACAGTTCTGCAAGTTTATAGGCTACAGCGAGGCGGTCAGTAGAGCGGCCAGGGAAGGTTTCAATGTGACCTTGCTGTCGCCACACTGGATAAGGTGCTTTGTCTGTCTTCTCGCGCTCGAACAATGACGGCTCGGCAGGAAGCCAGCAATAGGACAGAACGGAGCCGGTGCGCGGAAAGTACAGGGCCAAGGACGTAAGGTCTTGTGTGCTGCCCAGGTCCAAGCCGCCATAACAAGTTTCACCGTCTTGAATGTCCACGGGACCGGCGCAGGCTTTCCAATCTTCGGAAGAGATAAAACGGCCGTCAGCATCCACGGCCTGGTTCAAATGCAATGCTCTAAAGACGTTTTCCTTAGACGGTATGCGCCGCGCCTGGGTTGCCAGTTCCCGCAGGGATTCAATGTCCTGGACACCTGCATCAAGGCACGGGTTTACCAACCGCCAGACACGTTCATCCTGCCAATCGGCATCGTCTGGCGCGGCCAGCACGTGACAAAAGAATGATGGATCATCTATTTCGCCAGCATTGACGCGCTGGCCATAATCAATCATCTCCGAAAAGAAGTGCTTGGGGTCTTGTGACCGTGTGCCAATCGCTATAGCGCGAGGATTGGCGCGGGCGCTTTGACTGGTAAAAAGTACATCCCACAGTTCGGAATTGCGCTGTTGCGCTGCTTCGTCCATTATATACAAGTCTAATCCAAGACCGTGCGCCGTTGTTGCATCGGCGCTCAAGGCTTTGAAAGTGCTGCCATTGGTCAATGAAGTGATTGTTTTTCTGCTAGACGAAATGTTGACAAGTCCGTATAACTCAGGTTCAGCTAGGAGAAATGCACTTACTTCCTCAAAGATCAAAGACGCCTGCTCCCGGGACGCGGAAGCGGTCGCAAGCTGGCCACGGGGGACCGCCAGAGGGCCGACCAGACCGGCCAGGACCAGGACGGCGGCAAAGCCGGTGCTCTTACTCTGCTTCCTGGGCCAGGAGATACAGCACGTCCGCTTCCCCGGCGCGAGGGTTCCCCGGATGGCCTGCTCTATGTGCGGGAGCACGATCATGGGGGAGCCCGCCTTCCGGCCGGACGTGACGGTCAGGCGCGAGGCGAAGGCCAGCACGTCGTCTGCGAGGGTCATCGTACAAGACCTCCGAACTTCGATGCCGGCGGCGTCTTGTCGGTCGCGGGAATATCCTTGCCATTGGGAATGAGGCCCAGCTTCAAACCCAGGCTAAAAAGTGTTTTATCGCACTCGATACGAATTTTTGTCCACGGTGACGGTTGCATTGCCCCGGTTTTGGTATTAAGAATGACCGCAGGCTCGGTTTCAAGGGACGTCACCGCCTCCATGTAAGCGGCCCAAGCGATGCAGTAGCGCGTGACCACATCAAACTGCCTCGCCGTGGCCACCTCGGGCGCAAGAACATAAAGTAGCTCATTCCACTTCTGCTTCGCCACTCCATTCAAATGTCGAGGATTACGTTTAAGCGGCTCACAGGCCGCTTTTTCTCTTGGTATGGGGATACGCTTCGGCATCGCCGCTACCTCCCTTGAGTTTGCATGTTCGTGTGTAACGTAGGGCGCACTCGGTCTTACGGGCGCAGGTCTGTTTGATTTTTTATGCGCTCATCATAAAACGCACCATAGCCATCGGTCCCACAACCGCCGGCCAACCACTCATCAAGCGGCGTGTCGCGCTTCGAATAGTTACAGGACGCGCAGGCAGGGGCCAGGTTCAACTGGTCCCAGAAGGCCCCGCCCCTGGCAACGGGCTGGATATGGTCAACCGTGGTCGCGGCCTCGGCCCTGCCCCGGGCAGCGCAGTAGCGACAGAGCGGGTCATGCCGCAGGACGGCGGCGCGGAGTCGCTGCCACCTGCCAGTTTTGTATCTTGGGTCATCCATCGGCGCGTCCCTATGCCCAATGGGGGAAGAAGCATGTGGCTTCTTCCCCCCTATAGGGGGCAATTTCGTGTTTCATGTTTCTTCGTCTAAACACCTGGAAAGACAGACAATCGAAGAAGCACGTCGGCACGTGTTTCTTCATGCCGCGTGTTTCTTCGATCTCCATTTTTTTCAATAGGATCGAAGAAACATGCTCGCGTTGTGCTTCTTCATGTTTCTTCGTCATGTTTCTTCGCGTGTTTCTTCATCCTCGGGATCGACCTCCCCGAGGGCCAGATAATCAGAAGCCTTGTGACCCTGCTTTTCAGTCACCAGCTTCAACGCGCCGTCGCTGACCATGATCTTGGCTACGGCTTTGAGCCCCTCGACGGTCGCACCCTCTTCCTTCCACTCAGAAGCAAACGTCCTGGCCAACGTCGTGATGCTGATTCGCTTCTCGCCGGCTTCCTCTTTGCGCCTGACCTCTTCGATGATGCGCTTGCGTAGGACCACGTTCGTGGACATTTTCTCTTTGACAAATTTATCTTCGAGGTGGATCAACATCCCCTCTTCCCCGGCACGAAAGAAGGTGACGTCACTCTTCTGACCAAATCTGACTTTGCTCGCCCTACCAGCGAGGTATTCTTCATCCCTCGCCTGTACGCCTAGCCGGCCAGACGCGAACTTCCCAGGAAGCGGGCATAGGTTGTACTGCCAGTCCCAGGCGCCAGTCAGGGCAGAAGCGCCACGGGCCGCGTCCTGGTGAAGGGCAGATTCCAGATTGAATTCCTTGCCTGGGCGGCACGACCCCTTGTTGGTGTGATGATTGATGAGGATGGCCGAACCCGTGGCCTTGGCGATGCGTTCCAGTAGGACACAGAAGTACGTGCCCGCTGGGTTGTCGTTCTCGTTTGCCGTGAAGAACCGGGCCAACGGGTCCAGGACGATCAAGCGCAGGTCGGGCACCTTCTGTACCCTGGCCAGTAGAGAGTCGTATCCTTTCGTGCTCGTCCACCCGGATTGACCCTGGGCAATGAGGGACAGGTCAAGTCCCTTGGCAGGGAACACGATCATGTTTTCCCGGAGGTCTGCTTTGATCTGTGCCGCCCGTTCCGCTTCCTCGGCGTCAAAGGGATCAAACACGTTGCCGAAGCCGCGCCAGATGCGGTCATGGACGGCCCATTCCCTATCTTCGGCGGATATGACCAGCACGCGTCCCTGTTTGGGGACGTCGAAGATGTTGTCGGCTACGTCCGCTTGCCCGGTGGCCACGGCCCCGGCTATCGCTTGGGCAAAGTGGGTCTTGCCAGCACCAGGGGGCGCGATGATGCCGCCCACGCATCCAACCGGCAGGCCGGTAATCACATAGTCAACGGGGGGCGGGGGCGCGTCCAGGTATCGGGAAATGCGGAAGTCCATGAAGTCGATTCCGTCCAAGGGGTCAGCGGATTCGCTCTCATCCTCTTCTTTCTTCCTGTCTGGGGCCTTCCGGGGTTTCAGTAGGCCGGCGGATATGCCGCTTCGCATGGTTGCGATTGTCTCGGCATCTCCCAGACCGATTTCGGCGGCCACTTCTTTGATCGCATCCTCGACATCACCCTGGTTCGCCAATTCCCCACCAGCGATAAGCTGGCCAAGGGAAAACGACACCTCATTCAAGGTCGCGTTGCGCTCCCCCTCATTGGCACGCCTGAGCTTGTCCAGTTCGCCGCGCAAGGCGGCCAGTCCATACTTCTTACCGCTGACCCATTCGTAGGCCTGCGGGTTCTCCCTGGTCCGTGTTCCACGTCCCAGGAAGAACTCGTCATAGAAATCAACTAGGGTCTGCTCATGGTCATTGATGATCTTGGTCCGCTTGGCACTCGTCCTGCCCGTGAAGGTGAAATACCGACTGTGTGTGTAGACCTCGATCTCATCCTTCTTTTTGCCAGGAAGTTCCTTGCCGCACTTGACGATGATATGAAGGCCGGTCTGGCTCGGACTCTTTTCCGAGTAGCTATCAAACAAGGAAAGCAGGCGGTATGCTGTTTCGTTTGGGACACCACCCCTGTCCAGGCAATGGTCGATGTCGATGCCGGCATAGGGGTCATCCTTGGTGAAGACGAACCCGATGCCGGCAAGCCCGTCATCGGCCTTGAAGGTCTGCCGGGCCTTCTCGAAGGTGTCCCAGGTGGCGGGATTGGTCGAAGAGGCGTAGCCGCAATCCTTCGGATCGTAGGGAACCTTCTTCGGCTTCCCACCATCCGGGTCAGGCTGGTACTTCCAGCAAACCCATTGCGGCAAAGCACGTAATTCCTCGGGGATGTTGTCAAAGAGGGGGGCAAGACGGAAGGGGGTTGTCTTGGGTTGGGAAGTCAT